ATTCTTTCGTTCAGGACGTAACGACAAGAGGGCGCTGCGCCACCTGCGACAACTACGGCGGATTCCCCGATTGCTGCTCTGACCACCTGCTGCGACTGTGCCCGGCCTGCGTGGCGCTGTTCCACCAGCCTGCCTCCCGACTCAGGAGCGTGTCGTGACCGAGCCGCACTACGCAGACGACGCGGTGACGCTGTGGCATGGGGACTGCCTCGACGTGATGCGGGCAATGCCGGACGCCTCCGTTGATGCGGTCGTGACGGATCCGCCCTACGGCCTGGAGTTCATGGGCCGCGAATGGGACTCCTTCGGCGACACGCGCCAGCCCGGAGACGAGACGTTCACCCCCGGCACCGGCCCCTACGGGCGCGCCAAGGTCCGTTACGGCATGGCGCCGAGCTACGACAGCAAGGCCACTGCCGGGATCATGCGGGGCGGCCACAGCGCTACCGACGGGCGACCTTCCTACCTCGGCGGCCTGAACCCGAAGTGCCGCAACTGCGGCTGCTGGCAGCGCGGATCGAACCCCTGCGCCTGCGAGACGCCGGACTTCCCGAACGAGCGGCGAGCGCGGACGGCCGCCTTCGGTGCCTGGTGCGAGCAGTGGACCGCCGAGGCCCTGCGCGTCCTGAAGCCCGGCGGCTACCTGCTCGCCTTCGGCGGCACGCGCACCTGGCACCGGCTCGCCTGCGCCGTCGAGGACGCCGGGTTCGAGGTGCGGGACTCGATCGCGTGGCTCTACGGCTCGGGATTCCCGAAGTCGCTGAACATCGGCGACGGGCGCGGCACGGCGCTCAAGCCCGCGTTCGAGCCCATCGTCGTCGGCCGCAAGCCGCTGGTCGGCACTGTCGCGGCGAACGTCGAGCGGCACGGAACCGGGGCGCTGAACATCGACGGGTGCCGCACGCCGACCAACGGCGAGGAGTTGCACACATCGACCGTCCCCAACGACATGCGAGGCGGCCACTACGGCTCCGGGCACCGGCCGCTCAACCGTGACGGTGAGGCGTCGGCTGAGCGTCGCTATACGGACAAGGGCGGGACCAGCTTCGCGGCACTGCCCGGCGTTCGAGGCGGTGACCCCTCCGGCCGCTGGCCCACGAACGTCGTGCTCGACGGCGAGACGGCCGACGAACTCGACCGGCAGACCGGCGTGCTCACCAGCGGCAAGCTGCTCCCTCACCACGCCGACAACGGCAAGGGCGCCGGAACTCTCGGCGCCTTCGCGGGACGTGACGGCCGCGAGTCCTACGGCGACAGCGGCGGCGCGTCCCGCTTTTTCCCCGTGTTCCGCTACGAGGCCAAGGCACCCACCGCCGAACGACCCCGACACGGCGACGTCGCGCACCCCACCGTCAAGCCGCTCGACCTCATGCGCTGGCTCGTCCGCCTCGTCACCCCACCCGGCGGCACCGTCCTCGAGCCCTTCGCGGGATCGGGCACCACGGCCGAGGCGTGCGTCATCGAAGGCTTCCGCTGCATCGCCATCGAACGGGAAGCCGCCTACCTGCCGCTCATCGAGGCGCGGCTGTCCAAGCCCATTCAGCCCGATCTGTTCGGAGGTGCGGCGTGACCCGCCACTGCTCGACCTGCAACTGCGCACCCGACGAGCGCCCACCGCAGCCCGCCGTCAGCAGCGCCTGGGCCCGACGGCAAGCGTTGGACGCAGCAGCACAAGCCGTACGCGACGCCCGCGCCCGACGCACCACAACCAGCGAGGAGAGCAAGGCATGAGCGAGCACACCGAGAAATGTGACCCGGAGTTCGGCTGCGACGAGAACTGCACGATGCCGTTGACATCCGAGTCCACGATGGAGCGGGTCGCGCGGGCGCTGTACGGCGCCGAAGCGAGGCTTGCAATCGAGTGGGAGCAACTGCCCGACGCGGTTCGCAGCGAGTGGCACAAGCTGGCCGCCGCTGCCATTGGAGCCATGCTGGACGGCCCCCGATGAGCCACCCGGAGCACCACACGCTGGTCCGTCGCGCGGGCGGCGTCGCGTTCCCGGCGAAGCCGCTGCGTGCGTCGTTCTGGCTACAAGTACGTCGGCAGCACGACTGCCGCACGGCAGGCGGCCACTGGTGGCACCCGGCCGATCCGATGATCGCGTGGTTCTGCTGCCAGTGCGGCGCCGAGCGCGATGGGATGCCCCAGGACGGTTCCCGATGACCGCAGCCCGACCACTGCCGCCCGTCACCGCCATGCTCACCGTCGCCGAAGTGGCCGAGAGGTTGCGCGTGTCCAAAATGTCGATCTACCGCGCCCTGGACCGGGGCGAGATCACCGGCTACCGCATCGGCCGGCTCGTCCGCATCCCGCAAGCCGCGTTGGACCGCTTCCTCACCGGCGCCGACGTGCGGAACGAGGCGGGACGGTGAGCGACTACAGCAACGGCGGCTACATCGGCATTGCCGGCGGGAAGCTCACGCCGGTGTTCCTCGCGCCGGACGAATGCTTGATCCGCATGACCCGCGACCGTGGCCCGCTGCGGTGCGTCCGATCCGACCACCCGACGCCGACCAGCGACTGCACAACGCAGGACTGGATCGAACCGCCCGTGCGGGGCGCCGAAGGAGGCGACCGACGGTGAGCGAGTGGGACGCCATCGACGAGCGGCGCGCAGGCGCCTGCAATGACGACGGCGGCATCGGCATCGGCTCCGGTCACGTCTGCCGCTGCATACGGAAGGCCGACCATCCGCTGGACAGCGACCGGCCGCACGGCTGCACCTGCGGCGCACTGTGGGGCACCCGGTGACGGCGGGGGAGGCGCTGGTCGCCCTCTCGGAGTGGATCGACCGAGGCAACGCGCACAAGGACGCCGAGGCGGTTCTCTGGGGTCGCATCGCCAAGATCGGCGAAGAGCACGGCGAGGCGGTCGCAGCGCTCATCGGCTTCACCGGCCAGAATCCGCGCAAGGGCTACACGCACAGCCGCGATGACGTGATCGAGGAACTGCTCGACGTCGCCGTGACCGCACTCGGCGCGGTGGAGCACCTGCGCGGGCACGACGGTCGGGCGCTCGCCGAACTGGACGACAAGATCCGGCGCGTCCACGACCGCGCGCTGGGCGGCACCCGGTGACGGCGGCTGACGGGGCGGGCCCGGTGGACGTGGCCCGGCGTACTGCCGACGTCTCGCCCGACGGCGTGTATCGCTACTCGCTCGGGCGCCGCTGGTGCGAGCCCATGCCGGAGCGCCTGCCGGTCATCGACCTGTGGGTGATGCTCAACCCGTCCACGGCAGACGCCGATGTCGACGACCGGACCATCGGACGCTGCATGGACTTCTCCCGCCGATGGGGCGCCGACGGGCTGCGCGTCGTCAACCTGTTCGCTCTGCGGTCGACCGATCCGGCGGCGCTGACCCGGCACCCCGACCCCATCGGCCCGAAGAACGACGCGGTGCTGGAGCTGCTGGCCCGTGCGACCCGCGAGCTGGGCGGCCGGGTCATCTGCGCGTGGGGCGCGCACCCGATGGCCGCCGAGCGGGCCCGGATCGTGCGCCGCGTCCTCGGCCCGACGGTGTGCCTCGGCACGACGAAGGCCGGCGCACCAAGGCACCCGCTCTACGTCCGTGCTGACACGCCGCTGGTGCCCTGGAGCGTGCGGTGACCGCCGTGGACGTGGCCGGGCTGCTCGCCGACCTGGAAGCGCTGCACGCGGCGGCGACACCGGGACCGTGGTCCGTGGAGCAGCACGACCGACTGCGCCCGGGCTGCATGTGCCTGTCCTGTTGGGAGCCGGTCGACGCCTGGGACATCCGCGAGGTCGACGGCCCGGACTGCGCCCAGCATGGCTGCTGGCACAACATCTCGCTGGAGCAGCCCGACGCCGAACTGATCGCGGCGATGCGGACCGCCCTGCCCACCCTGCTGCGGCTGGCCCGTGCGGGTGAGGCGCTGCGGACCGGGGTGCTGGACATGGCCGACCGAGCCGACCGCCACGGCTACGACCTCACCTCGGATGACCTCCGTGGCGTCGTCGCCGCAGCCGAGGAGGGGTAATGGGCTGGGCCTTCTACGTCATCGATGGCCGCCCGTGTGGCTACGCCGTCGAGGCCCTGTGCGACTCCGAGTACTGCTTCGAGCGCATCGACCGAGGCATGGGCTGGCTGTGTGGGGACATGCCGGGTGGCGAGGGCGGATGCGGTGGCTACTTCTGCGGCGAGCATGAGTTCGACCACGACTGCACCGCAGCCGAGGAGGGCCCTAAATGATTCAGCTCTCAACGATCGCCGTCAGATGCCCGTCACGGTCCGCGGCCACCCACACACGGATCGTTCGGTCCCGGGCGGCACTGAGGCGC